TTTACCACACAGCAGGAGCTAAAGTTGTAAAAGTCCAGGTAGAAGATGAGAATGGATTTAGGTCTGACAAAGGAAATATTACAGGCAATCAACCAGACATTAAAGTAGGATTTCCTAAAGCGATTATCTCACCATCATCCACGAAGATTACACAAGCTAAATACGGAGATCGAACAACCGCAGTTACATTATCTGCGCAACAATCTAGAACAAGCGGTTCTGATAAATTAATACAGCATTATGGTTGGGGTTACACGACTAATGTTGACACCACAATCTGCACAGCTAATGCTTTAGATAATGACAATAGTGTATTTGACGATGGTAGTAAACAAGTAAAAATTGGAGCGTTATCTTTTCTTGAGAATGACGGCACTGTATTCAAGATATTTGGTTTAGCTTCTTTTAGAAGTAATGGCGTAGGAGTTGCAGATACAGATAATACTAATTTTGACCATTATGCTTACACTTCAGCGACAGCCTCGCCAACATTTGATGTAGATGCAAGACCTAACATTGGAGCAGCAGCTCAAGATGCAGCAGGTAATGAAGTATTTTTTAAAGAAATAGAATGTGTAGTTTGTATAACAAAAGGTGATAACGAAAATAAACAGATATTTGATTGTGCAAGATATATTTTAGTATGTGATGAGAATGACACAGGAGGAGCAGGTAATGTTCCAATTAATACTAATTTATTCTATGATAGTAACGTAGTTGCTAGTTTACCATTAAGTGGTGATACTAATAGTGAGAATCCATTAACAGCTACGGATGAAACTATTACCAGGGCAGTTAGCACTAACACTGATTCTTCAGATATAATTAGAATTAATTCAGAAGATATGTTTGTCCACTTTGAAGGGTCTGGTGGTTCTGCTAATGATATATTGGTTGCTAGAGCATACAACGGGACAACTGCGTTAGAACATGCACAAGGCTCTGAGATTTCTGAATACAGAACTGCCAATCGTTACAAGTGGGGTGGTTACAACAAAGTCAGAGGAACTAATATTGATTTTACAGCAGCAGGCGGTATTGTTATTGCAGGCAGTATAGACACTTTAAATTCTTCAGGAGATCAAAATTGTTGGTTGGATAATGGATTTTTTATAGGTGACATAGTAAAAGTAGCTACAGGAGCTTCTGCAAATGGAACTTATGCAAGTCCAAAATTTTATAAAATAGAATCATTTACAAGGGATGGCAATTTTTATCCTACATTAAACATAGAAACTAACCCTGCAAATTTAACGGATGATGAAAGAACTTATGTTTCAACTAGTCTAACAGCAGATACGGATGAAACTATAGTAGAAGTTTTAAGACACGACTCAACATCTAAGCCAAGTATTTCATCAGCTATTTTCAATACGGCTGGTGTAGATGATACAGTTAAATTTTACTTAGCTACTTTTGATAATACAACTAATAGATTTAATGCTGCTGACAAAAGCTCTCTTACTGATTCATTTTCATTTAATTATCATTGGTCTGAAACTAATGTAGAGGTTAGAGCAGTTTCACCTAAAACTTTAGATTTAGACACTTTAGCAGATGCTGGCAATATAGCTATTGAAAAGGTAGTAATAAATCGAAGCGGAGGCATCACTGCACAAATGCCGTTAGGTATTAGGCGTTATCCTGTTGGTGTCGCAAGAACTAAACTTGGTGTTCCTAAAGTTTCAGTTACAGCTAAAGCTTTAGACCAAACAGGCTACAGAGCTTTGTTTAGTTTAGTAGAAGGCAATCGTTACGATTACGTTTTCTTAGATAGTAAAAAGCTTGACTCTCCGACAACTTCATACAGAACTTTACGTATGCGTTTAGAAAATGGCAATATAAATAAAGATACAACAGACCCTAATGTTTATCTTGCTAATCTAAGCTTTATTATTGTCGGTGAGGATGTAAGTTAATGCCTTTAATTACTTCAGACCATTTAGCTGAACAAATAGAAATTGAAGCAACAATAGATGGCAATCAATTTTTAACTATTAGTAAAGTATTATACAAAGCAGCAGTTAATGAGCCACGTTCTGTGACAATTCAAATATCAGATAAAGAATCTTTGTTAAAAGCTAGGTTGGGGGCTGTTTTAAAAATAAAAATAGGTAGAGGTGACACTATACATAATTTAGAGTTTGAAGGTATTGTAAAAGTAATTAAACCAGGTAATCAGACTCACACGATTGTTGCCTTAGATCGAATTACCTCTTTGGCAACCTCTGAGTTTTTTGAATACAAAAACTCCGATATTATCGGACAAGACTTGTATTTTTTAGTAAAAGATGCAGCCGACTACAGAGATATTAATGTTACTGATACATTGGGTGGTTCGGGAATAATTGCTACTTCTGATATGGCTTTAAGTGGATTACAAAAAAGAAAAGACTTTATTGATAAATGTATGAGTTTCATGATTCGTTCTTATGATGATGATTTCCATGATAATACAGATTTTTTAAGATATAGGTATGCGATTAGGTCAGGGAACAAATTTGATATATATTTATCAGATCATAAAAATAAATTAGCTAAAGCAGTATTTACTATTTCTGAAGATGATGCCAATATTACAGGTGAAGGAATAGTTGCACAGATTGATACTACGAGGTTATTTAATTCTGTTACAGCACAAAGTAAATCAGATAATAGTATTTTTGAAACTGTATCAGAAGAGAGCAGTATTGAGCAGTTTGGTCCAAGCTCAACTTTGATTTCAGTAGATTCAGTAAACCGAGGTATCTTAGAAAATTTGGCTTATGAAACGTTGCAATCATTTTCTACACCTACTGTAAGTTATGCAATAACTATGCACAACGCAGAGTGGGTAGGATTGGGCGATTTAGTGCGTTTAGACGTTCCTATGTTAGAAAAGAATATCATCCTACCAGTAGTGGCTTACGAAACCGAAATTGGCGATACGGTAGTTACTAAACTTACGCTAGGTGAACCTGAGTTAAATCTTAAAGATTTTGTTAGACAATTACAACTTTAGAATAGTTTGGTTTGCGCATCTGGTTTTAATGTTTCGTTTCCCCAAGTATCCCAACCTTTTTTCTGAGATCTCGCAAATAGCTCCAAGTATGGGCCAGCACTTATAGATTCAATAAGGAAATACTGTTCATCAGGCTTTTGACTGTGTTCTCTTCTCTTAGCTTGTATGACTGTAGTGCAACCACTATCAGGAATCTTTTTGCGAAAGAAATCCCCTTTAACGCCAAATAACATTAATTCGTGTTGGCCTCTAAAGTATTGACCTAAACCAAATCTATCTTTAACCCATACAATATTAGTAATGTATCTAAATCCTAAACCTTCTAGTAAATCAATTCCATCCTTAAGAAAATTGTTTGTAACCCATAAGTAACAATGTGCGCTATCTGCTATTCGGCCCTTTTCATTAATGCCTTTAAGAATAGTAGGCAACATATCTTTCTTTTTGATAAGTGGATAATGTCTGTCAGCTCCTCTTCTTATTTTACCACCACCAGTTTCGTTCCATGGAGGGTCAAGCAATAAGGTTCTGTATTCAAGCATAATCAATATCCTCTCTTGTTCTACAACATAAATCACAAATATATACTAAGTCCTGTTCTATTGCCCACTGAGGTGTTTTACCTCTAACTGATTTACCACAATCATCACAATATATCATTAAAGCTCATCTCCTTCTACATATCTAAAGTAACAATGTTCGCAACAGTTTCCTTTCACATATAGATTGTTATCTACTCTATTTTCAAACTTTATAGTTTCAGCTTCTTCTTGACAAAAATAGCAGATCATTTTTTCACTCCTCCTCTCTTTCTTTGTAGTAGTATTTCTCATGAGTCATTGCTTCTTCTTTAGTATCAAAGAACATCATATATCCATTGCCAGTGTCAATAAAGCACCATTTGTTAATGTCATTTTCAGTATCGTAGAATACTAAGTGGTCAGGATGATGGGTGTCTACACACTCAGTTATTTCTATAGCCATTTATCCTCTTACGTAAATATCCCAATAAGCTCCACGAGCTTCAATACCTTTAATGTATTTCTTTATAGTTTTAACTTCATAACCAATAGAAGTTAAATCTTTTACAGCTTCCTTTTTTGATCCGTAGACCATAGAAGGAACTGTGTATTGCAGGCTCCATTTTTTACCAATGTTTTGTTTCATTTTTTGTTTGTTTCCTTTGCCACATCTTTTGTGTGGTAATGTTGAGATAGCTATAGGTTATATAAGCTTTGGGGTATAAGGAGTTAGAGGCAAAACTGTTATATAACCCTAGTCTATCTAAGGTTGCCCATATAGGGTAGGAAAAAAATATGAATCAAGAAAAATTCAAGACCTGTGTCCTCTGCAAAGAGGAGTATACTGGTTGGGGAAACAACCCCGAACCTTTAGAACATCCAGCATTCAAATGCTGTAATGTATGCAACGTAAGTCGTGTAATACCTGCAAGGATGGCAGAACTTTATTCTAGGAGATCAAATGCCTAGAATCGAATTGTGTGATCGATGTTACGAGCGTGACATTGAAAGAAAGTCAATAGGCAACGTGGCTGTATTAATTAAAGTAGCTCAAAAAGCTAAGAAGTATCATAGGATAGGGCATCTATGTAGTAATTGTTATTTAGCAGTAGAGGATGTAATAACCTCGCTGACATATAAGGTGAAACAATGAACTGTATTAAATGCGGAGGAGCAATAGGAGCTGAAACAATAGATGCAGGTTCTTACGATTGCTGTATCTTAAGTTGTTTAGCTTGTGGGACTATTGTAGATAAAACCTGGAATAAGAAATCTAGGGAGGAAAGAAATGCTAACTGATAGTTATACAATAAAGATGGGCATTACTGTTGCAGGAGCTAAGCAATATGAATCAATCCGTGTTGATGTTAGCGAGACAGTTTCATTAGACCCTCTGGAACAGGCAGATTATCATACACAACAGGCAAGCTTTAGACAGCTAAGAAAAGACCTTAAGGTCAAAGTATTAGAGGCCGTAGCAGATGCTAAGGAAGCAGCAGCATTATCCAGAGGTAAAGCATGAGCATTACTGAGTATGATGAAGAAGCATGTCCTGCTTGTGGAGCTTACCTTTTTGAGATGTGTTGCTTAAGGTGTGGTGAGTGCTATGAGTGATCCGAGAGATATTTGGATTGTTGTTCTAAATGAAATGCGAGAACACGTCAAGATGTTTGTAAACAAAAACGTTATGGAATATAAAGATAAAGAGTTTGAAGCTTTTGCTGTAGGACTTGGAATGGTTGATGTTCTTTGTAAACGTATGATTGAAGATATTATGGAAAACAAAAATGAATGAGGGTGACCATTGGAGATGTAAAATATGTGGGATGTTGATGACAAATAAAGATTTTGAAGAAAGTCAAGGATATTGTTGGGAGTGTAGAAATGAATGAATTTGTAATAGTATTAGGTATGGGCTTTTCATTTGTCGCAGGGTTTTGGATAGGAGTTGATTGGTATCGCAAAAAAATAATCCAGGAGGCAATAAATGACAGAAGAGAGTAGACCCTACAAATGTAATATATGTGACAACATAGGTTTTAGACAAAATTGTAAAGAACATAAAACAATGCATGGTCATGGTTTAGTTCATTTAAAAAAACAACATAAGGGCATGAATGCTTGGTGGTTATGTAATGCTTGCTCAGAGAGAGAACAATGACAGAAGAACTTGATCCTGATGAAGTAATAAAAAAATGGGAAAAATGGCTTAAAAAAATAAAGGAGGAAATAAAATAATATCTTATATAATATATATAAGAATCTATATATTATATATAAGAAAAAAGTATTTAACGGGTTATTGTATCCGAAGGCTCCGAGGTATTGAAAATGGGTAGAGATAGAAAGAATAAAAACGAAGTTAGAATCGTCAGAGGAATATCAGTTTCTCCTACGTTTTGGAAGAGATTCAAAGCATGGTGCAGAGGTAGGTCGATGTCCGAAATGATTGAGATTGCTATACTTAGAATGATGGATGAAAAAAATGATGTATTATCTTTAACGTTACAGACTGAAGAATTACGTAATAAGATTTCAAGTAAAAGATTTGAATATAAGAAAATACAAGCAGAGTTAGAAAACGAAGAACACAATTTAGCAGTTTTAGAAGAAAGGATTTCTGAGATCAAAACTTCTGAAAAAGCTGTTGAACTTCGATTAGAGCAAGACTATGATTTTATGCGAATGGTTGTTTCTGATAAAATTGGCACAATTAGGCGAAGCTTTCCTTCTTGGATGCATGAAGAAGATAATAGGGCAGCATACATGCCATCTATTGAAACAGTAAAAGAAAGATCAACAGTTTTAGACAATTATAATAATGTTAAAACTAAGATGGCTTGGATAGCTCTTAAGTTTCCTGAAAACGATTGGGAAACATGGATGAAACAGGAGTCAGTTATATAACCCTATATCGGATGGATAGACATGGCATATAAGAACAGACCGTATCAGTATTTGCTTACGTTTCCTAAAGGAACTAAGAACAGTTGGGATGAATTTGTTAAAATCTCAAAAGAGCAAGGTAGACCTGTATCTGAGTTAGCTAGACAAGTAATCAAAGCATACGTTAAAGAAAACAAGTCTAAATAATGGCCGTTAAACCAATAGATTTATTTGAAGTTAAAAAACTGATTGAAAAAGCTTGGGAGCAAGTTTATCAAAGAATTGATGAAATTAGAGACCTTGAAAAAAATCTCGCTAAATTAATTAAAGAGGATTAATGCCACGTTATGATGATGTCATTAAAGAAGAAGCAAGAGCATTGTTTCTACAAGGAATGGGCTACAAAACTATTGCAGCTAAATTAAGAGAACAACATCAAAACAAACTATCATTTACTTCAATTAAAAGATGGGCTGATAAAGAAAATTGGCAAGAGGTTTTAGATAAACAAAGAAAGGCTATACGTTCCGAAACGAATCGAAATGCAACCCGTTCTAATATAAAGAACATTAAGACCCTACAAGCCATACGTTCTAAATTTATTACTCAGTTAGAAACTAGTTCATCTGAGATACGGCCTTATGAGATAGTTGGCGTGATTAAAGAACTACAGAGGTTAGAAGGTGCTAAAGATTTACAGGATACTTTAGTGGAAGAGGTTGCAGAGAAGTTGCCTGAAGCAATGAAAAAAGCTAAGATCCCGCAGAAGAAAATCAATCTTATAATTAGATATTGGGTAGAGATGGTTCAGGAGATGGAATGAATGTTTAGGATTTGCGATAGTGAAACAGGAGAGGTAATATTTCAAACAGATGACATACAAAAGTTATCTGATTATATGGTTGCTAGAGATGCTAAGTATATTACAGTATCAAAGAACCAGGAGTATATTGACGAGTGTCTAATATCGAAGGATTAGAATTATTTACACAACACTTTTTAGCTAAAGGTTTAGCTGAGCAAGATCTTGATTTTATGGATTTTGCTAGTGATGTTCTTACAGATTTTATGAGGCAAGAGCCTAGTGACTTTGTTCCATTAGGAAAGATGCATGGAGAATGGTATGATACAATCAATGATAATAAACATTACGTAGGAATAATGTGTGCGAGAGGCCATCTTAAGACTACATTTACTTTGACTTACTGTGCGTATATGATGCATAAATATCCTAACTTTAGGGCATTGTATGTATCTGCAACATTAGACCAAGCAATAGATAAGTTAGAACAGTTTGAGGAATTGTGTAAACGTTCATGGCGTTTGAACAGTTTTATAAAAGGCAAAGAAGATGGGGGATCATGGAAAAAGAGTGAGAAGTTCTTTAACAATGGTAGTAGATTGAGAGCAGCTTCTACATCTAAATCTTTGGAAGGGCCACACGTTCACTTAATTATTTTAGATGATATATTAGAGGAGTTTCCTAGAATGACGGATGATAGAGTTATTCATTATATCAAAAGAGTTGTGATGCCAATGCGATTGCCTGAAGGCAAGATATTATTGATAGGAACACAAAAAAGAATAGGTGATGCTACGGATTGGGTAAGGCAGAGTCCTGATTGGTCGCACGTTTGGCATCCTGCTGTAAAAGAAGATGGAACGCCTAGGTGGCCTGAATATTGGAATGAAGATCGACTAGAAGCTGAAAGACATGCTATGGGTAGTAGAGCTTTTGAGTCAGAATATTTGTTAAATCCGCTTGATCCAGAAACGGCAGTAATTCCTTGGAATACAATAGAGCCTTGTTTAGATAAGTCAATAGGTTTTGACAATCCTTTAGAAAATACAGATATTGTTATAGGTGTTGATTTGGCAGTTGGATTAGATACTGCAAATGATGAAACTGCATACAGTGTATTGTCGTATGATAGAGATACAAAAATGCGTCACTTGATTTATCAGTGGTGTGGTAAGGTAAAAGCAGAAGGAGCAGGTTGGCTGACTGCCCAGGTAAAGAACTTGGTGGATTTAGCTAACAAATACAATCCAACTATGATAATGGTAGAAACCAATGGGTTCCAGAGATTGGTAGCACACGCTGCTAAAGACTTGGCATCTTTGCCTGTCAAAGGACATAGGACAGGTTCAGAAAAACATCATGCACAGATTGGTATTCCTAGAATTGCGTTAGCATTAGAACAAGGCAAATACATTATACCCTGGAATAAGTCGGTAAACAAGTCAGGGCCTGTGGGATCAAGGAAATTGGTAGAAGGTTTGTCTAGGTTAATGTGGGGAAAGAATGGCAGACTAGATGGACATACATCAGATGCAGTAATATCTTTGTGGATGTGCGAGTTGGCTTTGCAGGAAATAGACAAGCGTGGAATACGAGTAACAAGCTGGGATAACTTTTAACGATAAAGGGTTATATAACGGCACATATAACCCTCTATGAGCCAAGGTAATACTTTGACAAAAGATGAGTGGAAAGCCTGTCCCGAATGCAACGACTCGTTGGGCAAATGGGACAACATAGCAAAAGACAGAATACACTGTAAACATTGTTATACTAAATTAAAATACGGAGTATCTGACATCAACAACTGCTTTAAGGGGTCAGTCATTACAATAGATTAATGAAGCGTAAACACTTCGCATCAAATGAGCCAAACATGACACTATGTGGTTATCCTTGCACAGAATCAGAATATCGTGTGATGTCTAAGAAAAACAAATATTTTGTAAACTGTAAGAAATGCCTGGAGAGACTATGAGGTGGAGGTTTGATTGTTTTGTTTGCGGAGAACGTTGGGAAGAAGAGCATAGATTGATAGATGAAGATCATTTTATTTTTAGTGAGAAGAAAGAAGGAAGGCCAATGGTAGATTGTTATAAGTGTAAAATGGACATGATATATACTCCTTTAATGGGGGAGATGGTAGGGAATCGTGCTTAATGTCGCATAGTAAAGCTTATATAACCCTACTCTAATTTAGGTTCCCCCACAAAGGGCAGGAAACATAAAAAATGAAAACAGCACAACAATACCTGGCAAACTTAAAAGCCAGTCAAAAAGGAAAAGCATATCCACAAAAACATAAAATGTTAAGTTTTATTTGGGATAGAAAAGGATTAACTTCAGTTAGCTCTTTTGAGATATTGCCAATAGTTAGAAGTTGGTATGATAAAATATTAGAAGAATGCGGTGGTAGAGAAAACCTAAGTTTTGGAACTTTTCAAAGAGATGGTGAAACTGCAAGAGAATATTTAAAAAGGAGATATGGTATTGACAAGGTGTAAAACTATGAATTTAAACGAAATTAAATGTATTGAAGGAGGCCATGAAATAAATCCTGAGTTTAGTAATGATGGTTCAAAAGGATTTGTTCGATGTGTTACTTGTGGTCTGGTGTATATGGATAGTGAAAATCCTAAATACAGCATGAAGTTAATGAAAGAATTAAGAATTTATAATACAAAAGAGGTGACAAATGGCATCAACCATAGCTAAGCTTGTAGCGGAGATACAGGAAATGAAAGACCAGCATGAAGAAGAGAAAGAATGGTTAAGGCAAAGAATCCATCTTCTCAGATCCGACTTTTCTAGGCTACATGATTTATATTATGATAGGGTAAAGAAGATTGAGGATGAAGTATCTGTAATGAGAGAATATTTATTAACCAAAAGAGATTTTAAGAATTGGGCATTGAGAGGTATGTTCGACTAAAAGTGTTTGTAAAAACGGAGTAACAAATATGCGAAAATTAAAACCAATAACAACTGAACTGTTAGAGATTGACCATCAAGAAAATTTTGCGACATCAACAAAGGCATGGATTTTACAAATTAAGGAGGATATAAAAAATGGCTTATGATGCATTTAAAAATTTAGATAAGACAGAAGATGTAGTTCGTAAACATCTCAAAGACAATATAGTATGCAGGGATAGCACTACTTACCTAGAGTATCTTGTTTTAAGAGAATATTATTTAGCAACAAGCGATAGTGGAAAGCAGTGTGAGAATGAGAAGTTCTTATCTGATTTGTATGACCTACTCCACTATGCTCCAAACACAGAAACAATACAGAGAGCTAGAAGAAAAGTTCAAAATAAATACAAAGAGTTCAGGCCATCTAAAGCAATTCGAGATAAAAGAGAAAGGCTACAGGATGACTACAGTGATTACGGTTTAGCAGATTAGTTTAGCCAAAACGATCTCGTGTAAAAAAACGGGAATGGTTTTCTTTAGCCAAAATGATCTACTGTAAAAAAACAGAAATGATTTCTTTAGCCAAAATGATCTGGCGTAAAAAACCACAAATCCCCGCACAAAAAGGCTTGATCTGGCGTAAAAAATTAAAAATAGCTTAGTTTAGTCAAAATAATCTACTGTAAAAAAACGCAAATGGTTTTCTTTAGCCAAAATGATCTAATGTAAAAAAACGCAAATGGTAAGTGGGTTAAACAAAATATATAAAGGGCACTGGGCATTGGCAATACCGATGACAGGCCTTTACACCAATTTTCACTCTTTTGGCATGGCTAATGTTGCTATACGAAGCTTTCAAAGAGGTCTGTCGTCTTAATGGCTCGATTAGAGTTAAAAGGCATTGACAACCGAGTTCGAGAGGATGTTAAAGTATTAGCTAAAACGCACGGAGTCACTGTCGCTAAATTCTTAGAGCCTGCGATTAAAAACTACATATATCAGGCCGATAATAGAGAAAGGCTTATTAGAGCAAAGAGGTCTGACCCAGACTGGTAACATGGGATTTTTAGATCGATTCAGGAGCAAGCCTAAGCAATCTTCACGATTGCAGGATTATTTAGACGGCAATTTAGAGAAGGAAGCTAGGACACCAGTTTACGATATGGCTCCAGCAATGGGAAGCACTGGGCCAATGCGTATTGACCCAATATACAATTTACACCATTTAGAAGATTTAGCAATTAACTATTCTCATTTACAAACGGTAATTAATCGTATTGCATCACAGACAATCGCTAAAGGTTTTAGGCTAGAACAGACTGTAGACAATCCTAGTGAAGATCAAAAGACGCTTCTTGAACATTTATTAAAAGACCCAAGCAATGGAGATAGCGATATTACTGGTGCAGAGTTTTGTAAAGCATTAATTAGACAGCTTGAAGTATTTGATGATGCATGGGTTTCTATCGTTTATGATTATGTTAAAGATGATTCGGGTAGAATATTAGGTAAAAAAGTATCACAACTTTGGGTTGAAGATTCCAAACAGATGCGATACAATACAGATAGGTTTGGTAGATTCCAAACAGAAAACAGATTTTGCCCTACTTGTAGAAAGACTGCTAATGGTTCAGCTTGTTCAGAGTGTGGCACTAAATTAGAATTAATTGCTTACACATTTGAAGATCCCGAAGGTGATATTCCATTTGCTAGAGATGAGGTTTTACATTTCAACAAATATAGTTCTACAGCAAGATTATACGGACAATCGCCAATAGTTGGATTAATGAAAAAAATAGAAACTGCACTGGCAATAGAAAACTATCAGAATAAATTGTTTAGATTAGAAAGGCCACCAAAAGGTTTCTTAGATATACCAAACCTGGATGAAACGGCACTTAACAGGTTGGGAGAATATATCGCTGAAGAAACCAGACGCAATCCTAATTTTGTGCCAATTATATCATCAGGTGAAGGACAATCAGGAGCTAAGTTTGTTACAATCATGCCAAGTCAGGGAGAAGCAGGTATGATCCCTTATATGGAAAAAGTAAATCAAGATATTAATTCAGCTTATGGAATTATGCCATTGGCAGTAGGAGATGTATCTGGAGTTGGTGGATTGAATGCAGAAGGTGAACAGTTGTCTATGATGGACAGAACTATTACAGAAACGCAGAACATTTTAGTAAAAGGTTTTTTTGAGCCGTTATTAGAAATTCTTAAGATTACAGATTGGGAAATAGTATTCAATGACATTGATGAACGTAATGAACAAATGCATTTAGCTAATCTTAGAACTAAAGCAGACGTTATTGCTGCGTTCCAAGGTGTAGGAATTACAGTAGATTTAGATGAAGAAGGAGAGTTAATATTACCAGAAACAGACTTAGCAAGTATGCCAATGTCTCAGGCGGAAGAGGAGCAAAAAGAACAAGCAGACTTGTATCGGCCTTAGATAGAAACTTAGCTGTTACTATCAAACGAGAAGTTAACAGGCTCCGTTCTGCAAATACTTTTTCTGAGATTAACGAAATGTTACCAAGCATAATGATTGGCTTGGTTCAAGATCTTAAGAATTTAGTAAATGATGAAATGCGTGATGCTTACATTCATGGTTTCAAATCAGCAGCTAATGAAGATAGAGTAAGAGTTATTGAAAAGCAAGACAAGTATTCACATATAAATTTTAAGCCTACTAAAGCTATGGCAGATGAGGCTGCAAAAGGTTTGGCATATCGTAGAGAATTTGGTAGAGGCGGAACCGAAGTTGGTGTTGCTAGAGCTAGAGATATTAAGAATAGAGTAAACTTATCACCTAGAACTGTAAAACGTATGAAAGCATTTTTCGATAGACATCAAGTAGATAGACAAGGCAAGGATTGGGGCAATCCTAACAACCCAAGTGCTGGTTATGTTGCACATTTACTTTGGGGCGGAGATGCAGGATACTCTTGGGCAAGGGCTAGAGTCCGTCAAATAAACGCAGCAGATAACAAAAAGTCCCTAAGAAACGACACTAAAAGTCAATTAAAAGCAGATTTAGTATTTAAAGGTGAAACATTAAGCATAAATTTTGAGCAAGCCGATGAGGATGCAATTAGAGCTTTACAATCAGATCAAGTTCAGACAAATAACTATAACGAATTGTCTACGATTTTATCTACTAAATTAAATCAAGTTATTGCAGAATCTATTGTTGAAGGTCGTAGTATTCCTAATACAGTTGCTGAAATGCAAAAAGTAATTAACACAGAAACTTACAAATTGACCAGGATTGCTAGAACTGAAATGATAAATGTAACTAATGAAGGTAGGTTAGCATCTTATCAAAAGCAAGAAAAAGTCCGTAAGAAACCTTTCAGATATACTTTAGTGGTTGCATCAGGAGCTAGGACTTGCGATGCGCATAAAGATTTAGATAGCAGGATTCCAGCTAAAGGGTTGTTGATGGATGAATTAATTACTTTACAGCAACAAGTCGGAGCAACTTATGGATTTACTTTAAGAGGCAACTCTTTGTTGCATCCGAATCAGAGAACTGTATTGATGAGGGTTCCATGAATCAAGATCAAAAGAATTATACAATTCATATAAGCAATGCCAAGTATGGGCATCATGGTAATGGCATAAGAGATGAAAGAGATAAGGAGTTTTGGGATTGGTGGGATAGTTTAACAGATGAAGAAAAAGAACAGGAGATAGGAAAGTGATAGAAGATTGTGAACCTTGTTATTGTGGTTGGACAGGTATTAATCATGATGGATGCAAGTGTTTACCAAAAGAGGAAAAAAATGAGTAGTTGTAAAAAATGTAGAGCTGGAGCAATGCGAGTTCACATTCTAAGTAATGGTTTTTGTCAGGAATGTGTAGCAGAATTATCATGGAAGCAAGGCGATAGGGTTGCACGTAAGCAAGCCAATAGGGCAAGGCGTATGGCAATGTATAAGCAAGGTGAAAAAGTAATTAAAAAGAAATGGAAAGATAAGTATGGCGATGCTTCGGTTGATGAAGTTTTAGGATACTGATGACAATTACAATAAAAGGTGGAGACAAATTTAAAGCTTCTTTGAAAAAGTTAGCTGAAAAACATCCTAAAGTAATGGATCAAGCATTGGATGATACAGCCGACGCAATGTCTTTGGATGCCCAACGTATGGTTCCTGTAGATACAGGCCGTTTACGGGCCTCTATTAACGTCAAAAGAGAGTTTCTGGTGAAAGTTATTGGAACTAATGTAGAATATGCGCCATTTGTTGAATACGGACAACCAGAAGGCACTGGCCCCAGTGGCGGCCCTAAGCCATTCATGAGACCAGCTTTTGAGAACAACCGAAGAAGAGTGGCTGAATTCTTTATTCAGAATCTTTAATCCACTCACTCAATAATTCCAACCATCCCTCCATAGTCGCCATCGTTGTCGTGCCAGCATTGATAACAAAATCCTTCGTATTTGGTTTGGCGGATTTGGCCATCGCATAATTTACAGCGTTTCATTTAGGAACCTCCCATCCACAATCATTTGGTTTGTCTGGGCCACCATCTCTTTCACAGCACCAAATAGAAGTGCCTTTGCCTGTAGCAAAAGAACAGAGAGCTGCTTTTTTAGCATAGGATAAACATTCTTTATCAAAGAAACATTTAGGACAATATGGGCCTTCTTTCTCACCAGTATCAATATCAGTATATTTGATCGGCTGAGAATAATCATGCTGACTCATTATTGGCCTCCAAACAAAATACCAAATGCTTTTTGGTTACGTTCTTGACGTTCTTCCTTGATACAGTGATGACACATTTGCCTAATGTCTTCTACACCACCTTCTGGATAGTAGTCAATGTAAAGACATTCACAAAAGACCTTCACTGCTGGGATGCGAACTTGCTCCCCAGTGTTGGCGTCAGTGCCAACAAACACTCTTGCCGATGATTCGGCAGACGGGCGACGAGTGGATTTACCACTCACAGGAGGGACTTTCACCCTCGGTGCGGATGCACACATCAAATTTGTGCCGAAGCACTTGTCGTATATACCCAGTAGCGGGGTGCTTATATAATCTTTCCCTACTTTATTTTACAGTTTTTAGCTACAAAAATGCCGACCAATGATTATATAACCCCAGCCCGTTAGGTAGTTATGACAAGTAAGAAAAAAGTCTTTGATTTGGCTCAACAAAATGGCCTTGAAATTGAAGGCTACGTTGATCGATACTGGAACCGTGCAGAATGTTCTTGGTATTTGCCAGCGGGTAAGATATTTGGTGACAGACATATGTCTTGTCATGAGGTAACCGTAGACGATTATGGAGCTGATGTAAAAAATGCTAAACAGTTCTGGACAGATATGTATAAACAATTACAATCAGATTTACAAATCATGCAAGACTGCACAAAAACAGAATGTGATTATTGTGGAGTTTACAAATGAAAGTAATTGAATATTGGATTCACGACAAGGAATCTTTCTACAAACTTAATGGAGATGAATGGAAAGTAGCTATGAATATAGTAAACGATTGTAATCAAGGAATACATCCAGAGATTGAATTAGTTGAGAGAGTAGAAGGACATTGGGGTGAAGATTATCTTGAGGGTAATTATTTGATAGGTTACGAATATAAGTCATTGTATGAAAAGGCAAAGCCGACATAACAGTTACAAATAAATAGAAGTCATACTAAATCCAGTTATGTCAGCCAAATCCAGTGACTGGAAAGTTTATCGAAAAGAATGGTATAATGACAGAGTTATGGAGACATACATTAACTCACCAATTATAGATAAACAAAATGATTTGATTCCTACTAATGTATTAGAAGAGTCTATGGACTTCTACATGAAGTATGGAATTTATTCTTATCAACATGAAGAGATTCCTATTGGTTTACCATTAGCTTACAAAATAGATGACGGTAAAATCAAAGTAAAGTATGGTATTCATAATCAGTTAGAAATGCATGACAAAGTTTGGGATGAGATCAAAGACTTTGGAACAAAAGGTGGCAGTAGCATCAGGGGAGAAACATTATCCCAAGATTTAGTTTGTCCAGATGGAGCCAATACTTGCTTTAATAAAATAAATGATTTGGGCCTTTGGTCTGTATCTTGGGTGGGTGATAATCCTGCCAACATAGAAGCAACGGTGACTGACGTTGCATTAGTAAAAAATGATGATCCTAAAACACCAGCTAAACCAGGAGAAAGAAGAAGAGGTAGTAGCCGTAATCCTGCTGGAACAGCAAGTGGACAGAGAGGAGGAATAAAATTGAGTGAAGCAAATATTAAAACACTAGAAAATTTAAGAGATAAACACAACGAAGATGTTGGCGATGACCCTGCTAAGAAAGCTAATCTCGGAGCATTGAAAGCGGTATTCCGCAGAGGTGCAGGAGCTTTTTCAACAAGTCATAGACCTAGCGTAACAAGCCGAGACCAATGGGCGGTAGCAAGGGTCAAAGCCTTTCTTAAGTTACTGAAATCAGGCAGACCAAGTAATCCAAAATATACTACAGATTATGATCTTCTACCAAAAGACCATCCTAAATCTACAAAGAAACATGATGGTAGAACTTTGTTAGTAAAGCCACCAAAAGGATTCCATTGGATGGCATACAAAGATGGCCCTGTATTAATGGTAGGCGATTATGCACCACATGACGGAGCTGTTGAGGCTTTTGAGTTTGAGGTAATAGAAGAGCATGATGATAGTAGATTAATAAAAGCCGACGAAAGAAATAGCTTTATAAATGAAAGTAAGGAAAGTGAGGTTATGGCTAAGAAAGACGATGACTGCGGATGCAGCACCGAAAAATCAGAAGAGACTACTGAAGAAGTCAAATCTGAGGAAGTTACAGTTGAAGTCGTTTCTGCTGACGAACTACCAGACATTGTAGAAGAGGAAGCTGAAAAGATGGATGAAGAGGAGAAAGAAGAAGAGGAAGAAAAAGAAATGACTCTTAAAGAACTCCAAGAGGAAATGAAAGCAATGAGAATGAAGATGGAAGAATTATCCAAGCCTTCTCATTATGGCAAAGAAGAAGAAGAAAAAGAAGATGAGGAAAAAGAAGAAGAAGCTGAAAAATCCGAATCCGATGTAGAACCTTCTTTAGATGTCGTTATGAAATCACTTAAGAAATACGGAATCTCCGTATATGCTGGATCAAAGGTTACACCCGCACCAGCAACTGATGCTCCAAAAGCAACTTCCGTAGACTGGAACAACATGACCAAGTCTTGGGATGAGCTTGAAGAAATAGTAGGAGAAAACTAAATATGGCAGGAATGAGTTTCGAAGAATATGTAAACGCCTATTATGGCGGAACACTTGGAATTTCCAAGAGGTATGGCATTAGGAAAGACGACAACATAGATACAACTGGCTTAGCAGAAGGTTTGAACACCGTCTTCGGGGCTAAAGTATTTAGTCAGTTAAATACTAAGTCAGAAGTTTTTAAACTTTTGAAGAAAGAAGCATGGACACAGTCTGGTTTTAGAGCATTGACAGCACGTCATGAATCTACATCTGGTGTAGCAGAAGGCGGAGCTTTCCCAGCAACAGACCACCCAGAACTAAAAGAGATTACACTAACTCTAAAAGAAATTGTAACTCCTTGGCAGATGTCCTCAAAAGCTGAGATCCTATCTGAAGCAGATGATGGTCTTGGTAACTTGGCAGCTTTCATGAGAAAAGAACAAGGAGAAGCACACGCTTTCTTCTTAGATGATATGTTAACAAAATCTGTAGAATTAGACAGTGACGGTTCAGCAAGTGGCGATGGAGTTGGAACTGCTGGAGTTAACCTAGAATCTTTAGACAGAGTTACTGCAACCTTAGCATATATGACTGACGGACAAAACCCATCAGGCGGAACACTTCCTGGAGCCGTTGATATGTATGGATTAGATATAAACACTCACTCTTTCTTTGATGCAGGTCACACACACTTTACTGATGATGGAACTAACGACGCATTGGCATTAGACGATCTTGACACAATGATTGCAGCATTAATGGAAAATGGTGCAAACTACAACAGTTTAGTAATCCTAACTGGATTTGATACATATCAAAATCTAAAAGCATTGATGCAAGGAACAAACGGAGCATTCAAGTTTTCATTAGATGGGGCAGCAGCAGGCAATATGAACGGAGTTACTGGAGAAGCTGGTTTGAACTTTGATTCAAGAGTTGGAGCTTACGATGGAATACCAATTTTCCTATCGCAACATGTTCCAAAAGATGGCGCATCCAGATTATATATGTTGGACATGGATCATTTAGCTCTAAGAATTGCAGCACCAACAACTTATGTTGACAACACTAACTTGGCTGTAAGACAAGTTCTAAGCAGAGAATACGCATTCATAACTGCTGGTGAACTAGTAGCATACCGAAGAGACACAAGCGGAAGTATCCGAGACTTATTGGCATAGAGTGATTGGAGGACTAATTAAATGGTCAAAATCACCTATACTGGGAATAAGTTTACTCGCAGGAGGCTACCTTCTGGGCGCTGGCTTACATGGAAAGCTGGGCAATCAGTTGAAGTTGAAAGTAAAAGACTCGCTGAAGAACTCAAAAATAACAGGGATTTTGTCGTTGAGGGAAAGTCTGCCCCTAAAGTTGGGGGTGGGGTTAAGACTCACGTCAAGTCTCCTAAACGCAGGGGCCGACCTCCTAAGTCCAAAGCCAAAAAAGAAGTAGCTAAACCTAAGAAAGGGCTAAAGAAAGCCAAGAAAGGGAAGGCTGACTGATGGCATCTACTGTCGTCAGAACAAGCAAAAGACTAGACAGAACTCGCACAGCAATGACGTTCTCCAATACGGAGACGGCTGTGGGAGGCTCTGAAACTACAGTCTTAGATAAGTTTGATGCAGCATTGTATAACAGATATGCTATACAAATATTCAATAGTGACGGATCGACAGCAGGAGTAGCTAAGGTTTACGGTTCATTAAAAGATGAGCCATCAACAGAAGGTGGTTCTGATTGGACACAAGTCGGTGACGACATATCTGTTGGAACTAGCAGTAATGCATTGAAGGCTATTTCTACAACTGCTTTGAAACATCTATGTGTAAGGGCAACAGGCAATGGCGCTGATCTGACAGTTATTGTCTATGCGGAGCAAGTTTAGTGAATGGCTGCTCCTATATACTTTGAAATTGTCTTAGTAAGTGAGGTGGCCTAATGGCTACATATAATTCCGCTGGTAGCGGTAATTTTAACGCAGACGCTACTTGGACTGAATCAGGTCAACCTTCAACAGATGATGTAGCAGTAATTGCTAGTGGTCACAC